GGAAGAGGTCCGCGATATCCCGGCCGAGCCGGTCAACGTCACGCCGCGCGGCCTCGGCGACAACCTCTAAGCACATTCCAAAATGGAAACCACACACGAAATCAAGAAGGCCGCGGTGATCGCGGCAGCTGCGGAGCAAGTTCGCTCGCTCCTCGAAACCCACTACGATGCGATGCGGAAGGCCGCAGAAGAATCCTTCGTGGACGACGAAACGCAGGCCGAGCCGAAGGCGAAGGCCAGCTTCACGATTGAGTGGGACGCGCTCGCGATGGCGCCCACGGTAACGGTCAAGGTCGGCTGGAGCGTCCGCTTCAAGGACGAGAGCGAGGCCGTCGTCGATCCGCTCCAGGCCAAGCTCGACATCGGAGGTGCCGAATGAACGCCGCGATTCGAGGCGAGCCGTCCGAGGTTTATCACGCGACGGACGCCATCAGCCACTCGAAGCTGGAGGTGTTCCGCCGGCGGCCGGCGCTCTATCACCGCAAGTACGTGCTCAAGGTCGTGCCTGACGCGGACTCCTCCGCGTTTGCCATCGGCCGCGCGACGCACGCCGCGGTGCTTGAGTCGCAAACCTACGGCACGCTCTACGCTCGCCGGCCAGACGGCATCGACCGCCGCACGAAGGAGGGCAAGGCGGCGTGGGAGCAGTTTGCCCAGGCTAACGTCGGCAAGACCATCCTCGATGGCGATGACTTCGCGCTGGTGCATCAGATGCGAGATGCTGTGATGGCGCATCCTGCGGCCTCGGAGTTGTTCCGCGCCGGCGAGCCTGAGCTCGTCTGGCGGAAGACATTCGCCACCTTGCGCGTGCAGGCGCGGACGGACTGGTTTAACGGCAACGGCTGCGCGCTTTGCCCGCGGCCCTACGTCGTGGATCTCAAGACGGTCGAGAGCTTGGACGACGGCGCCTTCCGCAACTTCGAAAAGGCCTTCGTCAACCTCGGCTACCATCGGCAAGCGGGCTTCTACCTCCCGCTGCTCTACGACTGCGGCATCGCCTGCACCGACTTCTTCTTCGTCGCCGTCGAGAAGTGCGAGCCATACGGAGTCGCGGTCTACAAGGTCAGCAACGCGGCCTTGCAACGCGGCCAGGAGGAAACGCTGCGCGACCTTACGCGGCTCAAGGACTGCATCGAAAGCAATCGCTGGCCAAATATGCCAGACGACGTGCAAGAGATCGATCTGCCGGCGTGGTACAAGGAGACGTGGCTATGACTCTGAGCACTCTAGCTTGGGCCACCGTGCTCCTAATTGCCATCGTCGCCTACGCGCTCCTTACCGCCCAGGACCACCGAGGAGGTGACGAATGAACGCGCTCGAGATCTTCGCGCTGGGCGCGATAATGCTCTGCTCCGGCATCTCGCTGGGCTTCCTCTGGGGGCTACGCAACGGCGAGCGCATCGGCCGCGATCGCGAGTGGATGGACTCGTTCTTCCGCAACATTAAGCGGGACGCCGAGCGCCGCGACAAGGCCGGGAGGTTCAAAAAACGATGAGCGCACGACCTAACCCAAAGTCCGAGGTGATCGACGAGATGGTCGCGCGCTTCGCTCCGTTCAAGGAAATCTTGGCCGTAGTGCGGATGCAGCAGGCCGCCGTTCGGCAGCGCATCTACAACCGAGGCTACCGACGCGAATACATCACGCACGAGGAGCGCGCGCATCTGCTGCGGCGCAGGGGGGTGAAGCTATGAGCGATCGAGAGACAGCGCCTTATCGACGCATCGCCGATCTGGAGCGCGAAAACGCCGCACTGCGTGAACAAATAGACGACTGGGAAAATGCGGTGTTGCACGCCCGAGATAATCGATCCGAAGAGCAACATTGCACGTGTGTGGCTCCACTACTCGGGAAGCTAAAACAACTAGAACGCGAAAACGCCGCGCTGCGGGCCGCAATCGACGCCGTGAGAAAGGAGGAGCCGTGAGCTATCCTCGACATCCGCAGGCCGACGAAATCCAGCGCCGCCTGATGCAAATGCAGATGGTAAAGGAGATCATCGCAGACCTCCGCTGCGGCTGGCCCGCTATTAAACGCCAGCGACGCACGCTAGGGCTCAAGCTGATCTGGGCTACCGAGGCCGAGCGCTACGCTATCGCGGAGCGCCGCGGGCTAAACCGGAGGCTCGTCGCGTGAGCAAGCCAACCATCGCCGACCTCCCCGAGCGCTACCGCCTCCAGATCGCGCGGCAGCTGGCGCAGGCCAAGCGGCCGAAGACGATTGCGCGCGAGCCGGATCCTGCGCCTGAGCCGAAGATCAAGCGGGCCTTCGAACGCGCCGAGGTTTTCCTTCGCGCGCTGGAGGTGCGGGGGCTGCCGCGGCCCGAGCGCGAGCACAAGTTCGACGAGAAGCGGCGCTGGCGCTTCGACTACGCCTGGCCGCAGCAGATGATCGCAGTTGAGGTCGAGGGCGGCGTCTGGACCGGAGGCCGGCACACGCGCGGCTCGGGCTTCGTGCGCGATATGGAGAAATACAACCGCGCGGCCGTCCTCGGCTGGCGCTTGCTTCGGGTCACGCCGGACAAGCTGGTTTCGGCCGGCACGTTCGAGATGCTCGGACAGATTTTTTGTTTGAGGGATCAGCAACCTCAAGCAAGCTGAGGACAAAGCGGCGAGGTGAGACTCGTACCGTATGTCAGCAAACATCACATTTCCCCGGCCGTCTGCGTCTGCACCGAGTTCGTCGTTGTCTCGGAGCAAGTCTCACCGCAGGCGGGCCGGGGTCTTTGTTTATGCAAAAAGAGACTGACGTACTTGTTATTCCAGCGAAGGATCAAATTCGCGTTTTCGTGAACGACTGCGGGTCGATCACTATCGAATCAATTTCGCATATGGGCGAAAGCTCGGTTGTGATGATCGACCCTTATGACGTAACATCGATATGTCGTGCGTTGAAAATTGCAGCGAAGGAATGCCGTCAATGAGTAAGCGATTTACTGAGACGGCAAAGTGGGCCGACCCGTGGTTTCGGGCGCTCACCGCCAAGCAAAAGTGCCTCTGGCTCTGGCTGTGCGACAGCTGCGATTGCGCGGGCGTCGTGCCGGAAGTCGACTGGGGACTGGTTTCGTTCCAGATCGGCGAGCCTTGCACGGCGGACGACCTGGCATCGTTCGGCGACCGAATCGCTAGCTGCGACCGCGGCTTCTGGATTCGTAAGTTCGTTGCCTTTCAATGGGGTTACATCAGCGAGGAGCATCCGTCGATGCCTCAGCGTGGGGTTATCAAAGCCTTACAAAGAGCAGGCATACCCTTGGCAAAGGCTATTGAAAGCCTTCCGAAAGCCTTTCCAAAGGGTTTAGAAACCCTTAAGGATAAGGATAAGGATAAGGATAAGAAAGAGGATAGGGTGCAGGGAAAGGAGAAGGAGCCGGAGGTTGATCCGGTCTTCGACGCCTTCTGGGCCAACTATCCACGCAAGGAGGGCAAGGGCGGCGCGCGGAAGGCGTTTGCCAAGCTGGCCGACAAGGACCGCGTCATCAAGGCCGCGGCTCAATACGGCGGAGCGGTGCGCCGTTGGCCGGCCGATGATCGGCAGTTCGTTCCGCATCCGGCGACCTGGCTTAATGATGGCCGCTTCGAGGACGACCCCACGTTGTGGGAACGTAAGTCTGCGTCTCAACCCGCGAAATTCTACGGTGACAACCAATCTTGACCACGAGCGCCTGCTGCTCGCCTCGGCGCTGCTCGACGACGGTCGGACGATGCAGGCGATGCTGGGCGGCGGCATCACGCGGCGCAGCTTCTGCGATTCGCGAAATCAGATCATCTTCGACACGCTCTCCGAGATGGTCGCGGCCGGGATGGCGACGACCGACGACGTGCTCTACGCCGAACTGATCGCCAAGCAGCGGTTCGAGGCCGCAGGAGGGCACGCCTACATCGTGGGCCTGACCAGCGCGGCGCCGACCTCGCTCAACGCGAAATACTACCTCGAGCGCGTGCTGCGCCTTGCCGTGGCGCGTGACGCCGTGCGAATCGCCCAGCGACTAGCCGAGCGAGTCGAGCAGGAGGCCGAGGCGACCGAACCGTTGGCCGAGCTCATCGCCGGCGGGGCTCGCGACCTCCTGAGCATCGCAGCAGGCTCAGACGCTGACGGCGAGGAATCGTGGGACGAGCTCGTCGAGCGCGCTAAGGTCGAGCTTGAGCAGAAGATCCTAGGCGAGCAGCGGCGCGAGCTGATGCCGTTCCCTTGGCCGATCTGCAATCAGCGCTTCGGCGAGATGGAGCGCCAGCAACTGGTCGTGATCGCCGGCCGCTCCTCCTCGGGCAAATCCTCGCTCGCTCGGCCGATCCTGGCTCACCTAGCGAACCAAGGCCGTCGTTGCTACTACGTCACGCTTGAGGTGGCGCCGCACAAGGTGCCGCTTCAGATCGCGGCTTCGCTGGCTGGCGTCGGGCTGCGGCGCGTCTACGCCGAGCACCCAGCCTCGCAGGCCGAGATCCGCAAGGCGCTCGTGGAGCTCCGCGGCAAGAACATCACGGTATCGAGCCGCGACTCGTCGCTAGCTCGCATCGAGGCACGCGCTCGTGCGCTGCACGCCGGAGGAGGGCTCGACGTGCTCTTCGTGGACCACGGCGGGCTGGTAAAGGAGATTTACGAGGCCAAGGGCTCCAGCGAGAAGGTCAACGCCTGCGGGATGGTCACGAAGACGCTCAAGCGCATCGCCCGCGAGCTCGACGTCCTCGTCGTGATGCTCTGGCAGCTGAACCGCGAATCGGCCAAGGACAACAACCGCGAGCCCAACGTGACCGACCTCAAGGACTCGGGCAGCGTCGAGGAGGACGCGGACAAGGTGATTTTGATTCACCGGCCCAACGAGGACGCCATCACGGGCCAGCAGCAGCGCGATACGGACTTCGAGGCTGATCGGCCGCGGTTCTTCACAAACGTCATCCAGGCCAAAGGGCGCGACGACGGCACCGCCGCTCAGTCCTTCTATTTCACGCGGGCAACCGCAACCTTCAACCCAGCAACGAGATGAACGAAACGATCGAACGCCTAGACAACGTAGCAATGCACTTGCTCACCGAAAACGCCACGCTCTCGCGTGTGATCCGCCATTGCAAGGAGCGGCAAGAGGAGGTGATGGCCCGCCTCAAGCACATCGAGGAGCTCCTTGCGAAAGAACGCGATTTGCGGGGCGATCGGCATCCGATGGCTACCCAGACCTTCACCGGGCAATCGGACAGTCAGAAAACGCACGCAATGGCCGTTTCCGCTTGACGGAGCGGCGACCTGACACCCCAATTTAGGCCAGAGTGGCACGGAAACCCAAAAACATAACCGCCCACACCTGGGCCAAGCATCTCAAATTGAATGCGAAGCTCGGGTCGGGTAAACGGAGGTCAAGTGAAGCAAGACGCGGATCGTTTGGAACTTGAGGCGTTGCGCCTCGCAAATCGGGCGGCGCGGTCCATCGCGCAGCTGGAATCCCATCGGAAGTCGTTGGTGAAGGAACACGCCGAGCGCATCAAGCGCCTGCGGCAGATCATCGAGAGCATCCAGCAGCGCGATCAAATGGGCACGCTGGGGCTCGAAGACGCGGTGGTCTTGAGCGAATCGGCTGCGGCCCTAGTCCATAACCCGCTGGAGGGGCTGTGAGCCGTGGTCACCTACACGCTCAACCGCCAGCCGGTCCATAGGCTGCGCTACGATGGCGCGAGCGAGGCGGCCAAGGTTAGCTGCGAGATGTTCGAGCGCTTGCTCGAGCTCGACACGCTGAAGCACGACAGCGCGGCCAACTTAGTGCGTAGGCTGGCGACTCTGGCCGACCTATCGCCTAGCGCCTTCCGCCTGGTGCTGCGCGCAGGCTCGGGCGACACGGGCTCGATCCTTGCGTCGTTCGAAGATCAGGCACGGGACCGGGGCAAGACGCGCCAAGCTTTACACTGGGAATGGCAAGAGGACGTGCGGCGCATCCGTATGGTGTTTCCCGAGGTTGCGGCCGTGCTTGTCGAGCTGCGCGAGACCATCAAGCATCGCGAGGATGCGATGTCCTCGGCCGATGGGCTGCGCGAGGCGATGCGCCAGACGGAGGGCGACGAGTGACGCAGGGCCAAACGTCGGGTTTCCTTACAGGAGGGGGCGGGGGACTAAGGAATCTTTTACACGGCGGGGGCGTCCGCGGGTTGCAATACCTACGACCAAAACCCAGTTTTGGTTCAGAAGGCACTTTTCCGAATGAGCAGCGCCGAACAAGAAACAGTTGACTGTCCGAAAGCACAGCCTAGCGTTTTGCTAAATGAAGCAGCAAGGGCTATGGGCCGAATCGGAGGCGCGAGGAAATCCGAAGCAAAGCGAGCGGCTTGCAAGGCGAACGCAAAGTTCGCGCGTGGTCGAATTGCATCGCTGGCGAAACAAGCTTACGGACGAAACCTGCCGGCTGACGATGCACGGGTTTGCGAGATTAAATTGCGTTTCAAAAAGACGAGCGTACGACACGCCCAGACAGCCGCTCAATGCGTGGGTTTATGATGGGCCAGCCGGTCGGTCGATCGAAGGGGACGGCTTGCATTGGCTGCTCAAGCAGCAGGGTAAAAATGGGAGAACCGATCTGCAGTTTAAGGAAAAAATCGCCCAGGCTTGGACGCATTCGGTTTTGATCCTAGCGCGCTATCATCAAGGCTGGGGAGTGAAGCGCATCGCTGCTGATCTAGGAGTTAGCTCAACGGGTATTTGGAAGATGCTCGTCGAGTCTGGCATCGATACTGGTGCACGCAGGAATTACATTCCTTCCCGAAAAGTTGGGCAATACAAGGCGCGAGGCAGACTGAGCTATCAGAACAGAATGCGCGACCAAGGACAGCGCCTTAAGAAGCGGCTGATGGTTAGGATATGGATCGCGATGAAGAACCAATCAGTCAACGCGACTGGAACCTTTGCTGCGGTCGGCTGCTCGGCCGAGCACCTGCGCGCTCATCTGGAATCCAAGTTTGAACCTGGGATGACGTGGGACAACTACGGCGAGTGGCACGTCGACCACATCCAACCCTGCGCGTCTTTTGATCTGAGCGATCCGAAGCAATTGGCCGAGTGCTTTAACTGGTCGAACCTTCAACCGCTCTGGGCAAAGGAGAACATCTCGAAAGGCGCAAAGTATGCTTAAGCTCTCAAAGGGCGAAACTCAGGCGATGGCGGACGCGCTCAAGGTTGATGTCCGCACGCTGTTGAATTGGCGCAAGCGGGATGGATTCCCGCACGGCGGGACGGTCGAGGAGATCAAGGCGTGGGCCGAGGCCAATAACCTTGGAAGGCTCAATGACGGCAGTCTCGGAAAACTGAAGGCCGAGCTGATGCGGCGCGACATCGAGTTGCGCGACCTCAAGCTGGGGCGCGAACGCGGCAACGTGGTCGAGCGCGAGGTCGTGCAGGATATGCTCCAGCTGCTTTCCCAGAAGCTCGACTTGCTCTTGCGCTTGAAGCTCGAGGTTGAGCTCGGCCCGCGAGTCGCCGGCAAGTCAGCCGCGGAGGCGAACGTCGAAGGCGGGCTAATCCTGGACGAGATTCGCGAGGTGATCGCGGGCAACCTTGCGCGGTTCGAGACGGAGGCGATTCGGAAGAGCGCGACCGAGGAATGAGCGCCGAGCAACTCCTCGCCGGCTTCCGCCTCCCGCGGCCGGATCGCTCGCCGATCTACGACTGGGCGCGGCGGCACGTGCAGCTGCCGGAATCGTACGCGACGCCGGGGCCGTTCAACGTGCGGCTCTCGCCTTGGCTCGTGCCGATCTTCGACGCACTCCAAAACCCGCTCGTGCGGCGCGTTCACTTCCGCAAGGCGGTCCAAATCGGCGGCACGCTCGTGGCCGACGTTTGGCTCCCTTGGATCATCGCGAACGATCCCGGCCCCATATCGTGGACGATGCAGACCGACGAGATGGTCGAGAAGCACGCGAAGACGCGCCTCTGGCCGCTGCTCGAGCGCTGCCGCCCAGTCGCTGCGCTGCTGCCGAAGCCGGGGCCGCACCGCACGACAACCGAGATCTTCTTCGGCGGCTTCTTCGTCACGCTCAACGCGGCGAACCTATCGACGCAGCAGAGCCAGTCGATCCGCTACAAGATCAACGACGAGCTCTGGCTTCCGCGGTGGCAGGAGATCTACGGCCACGCGGTGGCGCGCGTCTCAAAGTTCGAGGAGGTCGGCCGCTCGAAGATCTACAACGCGAGCCAGGCGCCGGTGATGGACGCGGAGACGGGCAACGTCGAGGACACGAGCTTCCGCTCAGGCGATCAAGGCGAGTGGCACGCGGAGTGCCCAGGCTGCCGCAAGATCCTGCCGGTCGCGTTTGAGGTGCTGCACAAGGAGCAGCGCGGCGGCGTGATCTGGGACCGAGCGGCGCGCCGCGACGACGAGACGTGGGACGTGGGCCGCGCGGTCGAGACGTGCCGCTTTCGCTGCATCTCCTGCGGCCACGAGTCCGCGGACAGCGACGCGACCCGCGCCGGCTGGGCGAAGACCGGGCGCTTCGTGCCGATGAATCCTGCGGCGCCTCGGGAGGTTCGCTCGTTCCGCCTCGAGGCAATCGTGACGCGGCCGATGCGGCTCCTCGTCGAAGAGTTCCTCCAGGCCGAAAACCAGCTGGTCCGCACGGGCGACGAGCAAGCGAAGATCGAGTTTCGGACCAAGCGGCAGGCGCTGCCGTGGATCGTGGAGAAGAAAGCGGTGAACGTGCTGCTGAAGGACTCGGGCTACAAGCTGGCCGACTACGCGCAAGGCGAGTCGATCCCCGACGAGGCGATCCGCTTCCTCGCGATTGACCGTCAGCAGGACCACTTCTGGTGCGAGGTCGGCGCGTTCTCCACGGCGCAAGGGCCGCGCTACCGGCAGCTGTGGTTCGGCCGCATCGACACGCGCGACCAGCTGCGCGCGCTCCAGGAGCGGTTCAAGGTCTCGAGTGCGTGCGTCGCGCAGGACCGCGGCTACCGGCCGGCAGACGTGGACCGCGACTGCGCCGAGTTCGGCTGGCGCTCGATGCGAGGCTACGGCCGGCGGACGTGGACGATGCGCGACGAGGCGACCGGGCAGATGGTCAACTTCCCGTTCTCGGATCCGCAGGTCAGCGATTACCGCGGCGGCGATGTTTACTTCTACAACTGGTCCGGCGACTACTTCAAGGACACGCTGGCGACCGCGCTGGAAGGCAAGGGCGACTTGCGCTGGGAACTGCCGAGCGACGTGAACCCGCTCTACCTCGAGCACATCAAGGGCGAGGCGAAGGTCGAGGTGCGGACTGGCGTCTGGGAGTGGCGCGAAGTAAGAAGCAACGCGCCCAACCACGGCCTCGATACGTCGGCGATGCTTCTTTGTATGGCGACCATCGCCGGCATCATCCGCTTCGTGCCGTCAAAGTCGTAGCATTACGGGGCGTCAAAAAACCTTTTGACGGCTGCCGCTCTTTTATGGCGGCAGACAATCCCTTTCTCGACATTGACGTTGCGACGCTGACAACGCTCAAGTCCAAGGTCTTGGACGCAATCCAAGCCTGCCTGCTCAACACGAGCTACTCGCTCAACGGCAAGAGCGTGACGCGCGCCGATCTTAACACGCTCAACAAGATGCTGGGCGACATCGTCTCGGCAATCGAGTACCAGAACGGCGACACGACCGATACGACGTTCGTCAGCTTCACGGGCAATTGATTATGCAGACCTTCGACGCGACCGCAGTCATCCGCAACCGGCCGTGGTTCGAGCGGGCGCTCGAGACCATTGCTCCGCAGGCCGCGCTTCGCCGGCTCCAGGCTCGCGTCGAGACCGCGCTTTTCAGCTACAACGCCGCGCAGACGAATCGGCTTTACGCGCCGATGCAGTACGGCCAGCCGAGCGAGTCATCGCAGACTGTGCGCGAGCGGGTGGTGATGATGTGGGAAGCGCGCAATCTGGTTGAGAATTGTCCCGAGGTTAAGGAGGTCTCGCGCAAGTTCGGCAACTACCTGACGCCGACCGAATACTCGGCAACGACTGGAGACCGCGACTACAACGCCACAGTCAACGAGTGGTTTCACTCGTGGTGCAAGCAGGCCGACGCGACGGGCCGCAACTCGTTCCGCAAGCTCGTGCAGCTCGCCGCGGAGAACCGGCCGGTCGACGGCGACTGCGGCTTCGTCATCCGCCGCGTGGGCGATGGGCTGAAGCTCCAGCTAGTGCCTGCGACCCGCATCGGCAATCCGAACGAGATGGGCCTCGACTCCGAGAACTACTTCGAAGGCGTGATTACGAACGAGTTCGGCGTGCCGGTCGCGTATCGCATTTACCGCGTGACGCGCGAGGGCGTTTACTTCGGTGCGGAGGACGTGCCGGCCGGGAACTTCTGCCACTACTTCGACCCGTTCCGCGTCGATCAGTACCGCGGCGTCACCGACTTTCACGCGGCGATCCAGACGGCGCGGATGCTGCACGAGATCCTCCAGGCCGAGAAGGCCGGCGTGCGCTTCGCCTCGCAGCAGGCTGCGCTCGTCTTCACCGATCGCGGCACGGCCAACGCGCGCAATCTCTTCACTCCGACGCCGAGCGCGGTACTGCCGAGCGGCCAGCAGCAGAAAAACGAGCTGTCCGAAGTCGGGATGATCAAGTACCTCGGCCAGGCTGATCGCGTCGAGACGATGCCGGCGCGGCCGAGCACAGCGTTCACGGGCTTCATCGCGCATCTGATGCACGAGCTCTCGATCGCGGTCGGCATCCCGAAGGGCGTCCTGTTCGGCACGCAGGATTACGCCGGCCCAAGCGTGCGCGCGGAGTTTGCCGCGGCCGACCGCGTGTTCGCGCGGCATCAGGGCGTGCTAGTGGACAAGGTGCTTGATCCGATTAAGAACGCGGTGATCTTGGACGCCATCGCTCGCGGCGAGATCCCGGCGCCTCCTGCTCGCGCTGGCGAAACTCCGGTGCAGGCGCTCAAGCGCGCGACCCGCGGCGAGTGGCGCTTCCCGCCCAAGCTGACCATCGACGTTGGTCGCGAGAGCCAAGCCAATCTGAACGAGAACCGGCAGGGCGCGAAGTCTCTCCAAGAAATCGCGGCCGAGCAGGGCACAGACGCTTTCACGCGGCTTGAGCAGATCGCGGCGGAAGCGAGCTACGTCAAGGAGCTCTCCGAGCGCTACGAGATCCCCGAGACGGCGATCCGCCTCGTGACCAATTCGCTTCCGAGCACGCCAGCCGCTGCCGCCGCTACGGGCGACAACGTCGCGGCTGCTGCTGCGGAGGCGCAGGCGGAATCGACTGCCGCGCCCGAGGACGAAACGCCGGACCAGCCTCCGACGCCGGCCGAGCTTGCGCGCTTCGCCTCGGTGGACCTGACGCCGACCGATGCAATGGCAGCCGAGGCCAAGCGCGGCCTTGAGTGGCGCGAGAAGTTCAACCGCGGAGGCACCGCAGTCGGCGTCGCTCGCGCGCGCGACATCTCCAACAAGTCCAACCTCTCTCCCGACACCGTGCGCCGGATGGTCTCGTATTTTGCGCGGCACGAGGTCGACAAGCAGGGCACGGGCTTTTCGCCTGGTGAGGACGGCTATCCTTCCGCCGGCCGCATCGCGTGGGCGCTCTGGGGCGGTGACGCCGGCGCCAGCTGGGCGCGTGCGAAATCCGAGGCGCTCAAACGCGAGGAACTGAATCGGCCGACGAACGTCGCCGATGCGCTAGAGGCTGGGCGCAATCGCGCGAAGCGGCCGCTGGAGCGGCTGGCTGACAAGGCGACCAAGCTTGCCGCCGTGCGCGAGAAGCTGGGCCACAACGCGAAGAGCGAGGCGCAGATCGAGCAGGCGCTAAAGCCGTTCGGATTTCAGCCGAAGCCGGTCGTGGCGCCGCCTGCTCCCGCTCCGATCGTCACGCTCTCCGACGCGCGCAAGATGCTCGCCGAGAAGGCCGACGCCGAGAACAAGCTGACCGCACTCTTCGCGAGCGTGACTGATCGCCGCGCCAAGATCAAAAGCCTCCGCACCCATTGACAATGCATAGCGTTCTCGACGCCATCATCACGAGCAACGAGCAGCTGGGCCAGCGGGCTGAGGAGTTCGCGCAGCTGCTGGTCGAGCACGACAAGACGCTCGACGAACTGCTCGAGCGCATCGGCAAGACGGTGCCAGAGATCCGCAAGGAGCTGGAGTCCAAGCTGACGGAGGCCGTGCCTGGGCTCGTCTCGGACGCCTATGCCAAATACAACGAAGACCTCGAAGGCCGCTGCCGCGCCGCGCTCACCGACTCGCAGACGAAGCTCGAAGCCGTCCGCGCTGAGATCATCGCTCTTGCTCAAACGCAGTTCACCGAGGCCGAGAAGCAAATCGGGCTGACCGCGGAGCAGATCGAGTCGCGCATCCTAGGCACGCTGACTGAGGCCGCTAAGGAGCGCATCACCAAGCTCGAGCGCGGGCTCGTCATCGAGATCCAGCACGCGGTCAACGCCGCGCTGCCGAAGCAGGAACTGGCCGCTGCGCCGACGCTGATCGATTCTTACCGCGGGCAATGGAAGGAGGGAATGGTCGCGCAGCGTGGCGATCTCTTCTCGTGGTACGGCAGCACTTACCTCGCGCTCGAGGACACGAACGACACGCCGGGGCGGAAGAACATCGCCACCGCTGGCGCGAAGTGGGCGGTGATCGCGGCGCGTGGTGCAGGCGGCGGAGGCGGAGGCGGCGGCGACTCGCTGCCTTCGCAGACGGGCAACGCGGGCAAGTTCCTCAAGACCGACGGCGCGACGCCTAGCTGGGAATCAATCCCCGGCGGCGGCGATATGCTGGGCGCGAACAACCTGACCGACGTCGCGTCGATCACGGCTGCATTCGCGAACATCAAGCAGCCGGCGAGCACGAGCGCCTCGGGCGTCGTCACGTTCGCGACCTCTGGCGAGAGCGCCGCGCTCAAGGCCGTGCAGGCGAACGACGCGCGGCTCTCCGACTCGCGCACGCCTACCGCGCACGCATCGACCCATCAAACGGGCGGCAGCGACCCAATAGACTTCCCGGTGGATTCGGTCTTCGGCGCGACGAACACGATCACCCAGGTCGACTATTTCGCGCTCAACACCTCGAGCACCGCGAGCGTCACGACGGCGAAGGCCGTCTGGAACGCGACCGAGGGCGCCATCGAGGTCGGGCTCAACTCGAGCGTCAATGCGCTGCTCGGCGTCGACGCGCACGTGCAAGTCTACAACCAGAGCGGATCGCCGTTCACCAAGGGCCAAGTCGTGCGACAGGATGGCTCCTCTGGAACGCGGCTCAAGGTGGTGCTGGCGCTGGGCACCGATGATGCTAATTCGGCGACAACGATCGGACTCATCTCGCAGACCATTGGGAACAACTCGTCCGGCTTCATCATCACGAACGGCCTCCTGCGTGGCATCGACACCAACGCCTTCAACGAGGGCGACACGCTCTGGCTTTCGGCCACGACTCCCGGCGGGCTCGTCAACACGCGGCCGACGCAGCCGAATCACTCGGTGCGGATCGGCTACGTGATCAAGAAGGCTGGCGCCGCCGATGGCATCATCTACGTCGACATCCTCAACGGCTTCGAGCTCGAGGAACTGCACGACGTCCTCGTGACCACGGTCGCGAACCGGGATTTTCTCTCTTACGATTCCTCGACCACCGTCTGGCGGAATCGGCAGCTTTTCGACTCGACCGCTCCGGCGGCGCTTGGTGCCTCGGCCACGGCCGGCGTCTCGATCACCGCGGCCCGCGTCGATCACGTCCACGCGCGGCCGACGCTCGACCAGCTGGACATCGCGAGCGCGACCTACGGCGATATCCTCTACCGCGACTCGAGCTCGTGGGCGCGCCTGCCGGCCGGCACATCTGGTAACTATCTCAAGACCCAGGGCGCGGGCGCGGCTCCGACCTGGTCTTCGGTAAGTGCGAGCGGAGGCGGGACTAAGACTTACGCCTTCTTCACTCCGCTACAGAATCAACCGCCGGCCACTACGTTCGCCACGCTCGACACGCGGAACAGCGTTGCCGTGCTGGACTTCGACGATGGCGCGTCGAATGAATCGAGCATCTTTGTCGGCGTGATGCCGGAGGCTGCGGCGCTCGGATCTGGACTGAAGGTGCGCGTGCATTGGATGGCGACCAGCGCGACGAGTGGGCTTTGCCGATGGGGCGCGCAGTTCGCGGATCTGTCCGACCAGGACATCGACTCCTACGCCTTCGACACCGCAGTTGAAGTCAGCACCACGGCCGACGCAACGAGCGGTAAGATCGCCGTCACCGAAGTATCAATCACAACGATTGATTCAATTACCGCGGGCGTGCCGTATGCTCTAAAGCTCTATCGGGACTCCAGCGACACGACCAATGACACGATGACGGGCGATGCTGAGCTGATAGCGGTGGAAGTAAGGAGCGCGACCTAATGGCTTACGGGACATTCTCAACGTCCAACTTCTTCAAATACACGCGAAACTACAATGTTTCGGCGTTGACGGTTTCTGTCTGGGCTTACCCGACTTCATTCACGGCGGAGCAAACGCTGTGCGGACTTTGGGGCGACGCAGTGGCATCTCGCCAATGGCTTCTTGGCATCAGCAATACGTCTAAGATGATCGGAGCAGTGCACGACAGTTCGACCCGGGTAGCCATCGCCACGGCGAATACGTCGGCTAATGCGTGGATGCACGCCGCAATCGTCTTCAACGGCTCAACCTTGGTTGTCTATCAGAACGGAAGCCAAGTCGCTTCCGTAGCAACAGGCGGAACTTTGCAAAGCAGTACGGACGCAACTGGAATTGGTGCTCGGCAAGGGAGTGAAGTGCCTTGCGTGGGCAACTTGGCCGAGTTTGCGACGTGGACGCGTGCGTTGTCGCTCGCCGAAATTCAGTCACTTGCCGATGGATTTAAGCCGGCGCGCATCCCGACGCCCGACATTTACTATCCGCTTGTTCGGGAAAAGATCGACGTTCGTAATAACTACACGCTGACGACAGTCGGAAGTCCTGCGGTAACCTCACATCCCCGCATCTACTAATGAGCTGGTACATCAACACCAACACCGGAGAGGAGCGCCAGTTCGACGACGTTTGGTTCAACGCCTGCGTGGCCGCCGGTAATCCCAAGGTCGATGGCTGGGTGCTGATGGTGCCGCAGCCGCAGCCTCCTCCTCCCCCGCCTCCTCAGCCGTACCGCGTCAGCAAGGATACGATCACCAGCCGCGTGCTCGACGCCGGTAAAATCCCCGACCTGATGGCGGTGATCGCCGGCCTGAACGCGGAGGAGCAATTCCTCTGGACCAACTATGCTTGGTTCTGGAACACGAATCCCACGGCGCTCGCGATCTGCGGGCAGCTGGGCCTCGATCCGGCGGTAATCCTCGCGCCGGATCCCTACCTGACTTGAGTCGCCTTCTGACAAAACCCGCAATCAATAGACTATGACCGCCCAATTTTCTACGCCCACCGACGAGCTCCTGCTGCTGGCCGAGACGCTCGGCGAGGTGAAGAGCCGGACGGAGAAGCTCGAGACGGAGTTCAGCACGCAGGCGCGCCCGCTCGAGGCCGCTACGAACGCGCTCTCCGCTGCGCTCTCCGGCATCAAGGCGCTGCAATTCCACGTCCTCGACAACAACCTCGGCGCGCTATCGGCTCGCGTGGAGGAGATGCGGAAGGCGGTCGACGAGCAGGTGGGCGTGATCGCGCTCGAGCTCAAGAAGGCCGACGAGACCAACGCGGCCAAGGCGGGCGCGGACGCGGAGGCGCTGCGCTCCGAGATCGTGGCGCTGCAATCGCAGCTTGGATCGCTCGTGACCCAGTTCGGCCAGCAGCTAGAGCGGGTCGAGTTTGCGGCGAAGGAGGAGGCGAAGAAGCTTCAGCTAATTCCTGGGCCGGCCGGCGCGGCGGGCGCCTCGCTGAATCCCCGCGGAACCTTCATCGATGGCGAGACGTACAACCGCCTCGACGTCGTCTCGTGGCTAGGCTCCAGCTACATCGCGACCGTCGACGGCGTGAAGGAGAAGCCGAGCAAGAACAGCAATCAATGGCAGACGCTCGCCAGCCGGGGCGGTGGCGGCGCGGGAGGCGTGGGCGACTTCGGCTCGCTCGCCGGCGTGGCGCAGATCAATCAAGGCGGCACGGGCCAGACGACGCGCGTCGCGGCGCTGAACGCGCTGCTGCCCGATCAAGCGGGCTCCACGCAGTACATGCTGCTGACCGACGGCAGCGGCACCGTCAGCTGGGGCGCGCAGCCGGTCGCGGGGCTTCCGAGTCAGACGAGCAACAGCGGGCGCTTGCTCACGACGAACGGCAGCACGGCATCCTGGAGCAACGCCGTCACGGTGAGCGGAAGCAACGCCACGGTGGGCGGGACGCTGACGGTGACGAACACCGTTACGGCTGGCGGCCTGATCCAATCTGAGAAAACGTCTCAGGCCAACGATACCTCGGCTCTGTTTTTCAACGCAGTTTCGGGTGCGGATGCGACCCTTGGTGCGCTTCGTATTGGCTTTGGCGCTCGTCCTAGCGCAACTGGTGCGAACCGCTACGGATACATCTCGGTAGGTGACGACGCGGCAATGCGTCCCCTTTCTCTTTCCGACAACGGATCTGGGACTTACGGGCAAGTTCTGATTCGCAGCACCACCGCCTCCACCTCCACCTCGTCCGGCGCTCTGGTGGTGGGCAACGGGACGAGTGGCGGGCTGGGGGTGGGGGGTGCGATTTATGCGGGGGGTGACATTATCACCACCAAATCAAACGGCGTCATCAAGGCCAGCGGTTCAAGCGCCAACGCGGAAGTAGCCGCGGAACGCCTTACTACCACACCGTCCTCGGTTTCAATGGTTGCGGCTGTGTCTCAGCCTCAGCTAGCGTTCACCTCCGACACAGCGGGTTCCTACACTTGGGGCCGGATTTTGGCGAACAGCTCGGAAATCGTGCGCGTTCATAGCGCGAATCTTGCAGCTATTGCCAATGTTGCGGGGGCCGGAATTGCGGTTGCGGGTGGGATTATCAACACCGGAAGCCTTACGACTGGCGCGCCTGCTGGTGGAACTGCCGCCGCGTGGAAGCTCGGCACCGTCGCCACCGTTTCCCCGACCTCGCCCAATCGGACCATCGAAGTCGATATCGGCGGCACGATCTACTACATCCACGCCAAGACGACGAACAACTAAGATTTACCGATGAACACCGTAATTGCGATTTCCCCCGTGAGCGTCTGGACCCAGACGGGCACCAAGACGGCCACTCAATTTAACGTGCGTTACGTGCAGTACGTGAACGGCCCCGCCGTTGCGGACACGCAGTTGCTCGATGCTGCCGGCGCGGAAGTCGCGACGCAGTTGGTCAACGCCACCGAGGCGCAGACCGCGGCTTGGACCGACGACGTCGGCTTTTACGAGGTGCTCGCGCAGAACGCCGGCCTGACGCCGCTCTGATTTGACGGGCCGCTCTGACGCTATGGACGCAAACACCATCTCGCCCGAGCAGGCTCTCCAGAATCTCGCGCACGTCGCCGCCGCTTACCGAGGCACCGCGCAGGAGCACGATCTCCTGCGCCAGTCGGTGCA